AGGCCTTCTCGTTGGCTTCTGCAGCCTTCTTGTCCGCCATCATTTGGCGGGCTTCTCTCTCTGCTGGGCTCATATCAACTCCTTAGCAGGCTTTGCCGCCGCGAGCCATTTTAACCATCGTGCCCTTGGTCTTGCCCTTGGAGGCAATACCGTCACGGCTTGGAGATGCAGTCTTGACTGCGCCCATCTTGGTTGTGCCAACAGAGCCACCGGCCTTCAGACCTTTGTGGGCCTTGGAGGCTGGCTTACTTGCGTGCTCTTTGAGCTTCATCATTGCGTCTTTCATATCGCCACCTTTAGAAAATTTGCGGCCCTTGTCCGCGTTGGAGAACTCTTTGCCCACGGATTGTGGGACGCCTGTTTTCTTGGCAAATGCTGGGTTGTTGGCCACAGCCGCCATGAAGTTGTGTTGTTTCTTGCTAACTGAGGGCACTTCGCTGCTCCTTCATGAACTCGTCAAGTTTGGCGTCCAGTCGGTCCAGCCGCTGAATCACCCGGTTCATGTCATTGTGCATGTCCGATTTGGCCACAAACTTCTCAGCGTTCTCTTCCCGCGTCTTGCTCAGCAAGATGCTCACGCGCTTGACTTCATCGTGAGACACTTTCACCCAAAGCAGCAGCGCCGCAGAAGCGAACGACAAAACGGTGTTCCAAACTGGCAAGTCCATGTCAGCACTTCCACCTTGCAAGAGAAGCCGCCTTGCGGGTGGGCTTGCCCTTTTCGTCTTTCATCGGACCGGGCATGCCTGACATGCGTGCGCAGAACGAGTCCTTGCGCTTGCCACCCTGCGGCTGCGGGGCTTTGAGGTTGCTGCCGGTCGCAGCGTTGTACTTGGCGCGGCCTTTGGCTGTCAGCCCAGCCCCTTTGGAGGCAGGCAGCTTCTCACCACGACCGACAGCAAGGGATGGAGTCTTTTTAGCCATTGACGACTTTCAGTTTGGGTGTGCAGTGCTGCTCGATCAGCGGCATCAACACGGCCTCTTTGAAGTTGCGGTGGTATTCCTGCGAGCCAACGTGCGGCAGGGTGATCTCTGGGTCCACAAAGACCGTGAAACCATCTGCGCGGGCACGCCTGCAGAACGTGTAGTCCTCGCCAACGTACTGCCCATTGGTCAACTCAAAGTCAAACAGGGCGCTCTCGTTGCGGTTGTACACATCGTTGAAGTAGGTCCATTCTGGGTGGTTGGCCACCATCTTCTCCAGCACATGGCGCTGGATCATCATGAAGCCCGTGGCCACGTTTTCAACACGCAGCATGCCGTTCTGGTCGAACTCAAGCGTCTTGTTCTCGTCGATGTAGATGTCCAAGAAGAACTTGCGGTCCTCGGCTCGGCGGGTGTACATCCCAGCGGTGATGTCCTTGCCGGTGCTTAGCGCCAGCAGGCGAAGCACAGACTCGGCGTCCACCACGATGTCGGCATCCACAAACAGAAAGTCCGTGCAGTCCGACTCCAAGAAGTTGGCGACCAGAATGTTTCTGGCCTTGGTGATAAGAGAGCAGCCCGACAGATGCGACAGTTGCACTTGAACGCCAAACCGCGATGCTTTGACCACCAGATCGGCCAAGGCAAAGGAGGTTTTGATGTTCAACTTGCCGTCGTAGGCAGGGATCGCAATCATCAGTTTGCGGCCTGCAACATCCATGGGGCGCGTCTCTTCAGCCATAAAACACCGTGGCAGCACTTACGTTGGACAGGTCTATGTAGATGCCGTTCGGGAACAAAATACCTTCCCCGGGCATCAAAACATAAATGGTGAAAGTGTCGCTTGTGCCAACATCGAGTTCGCACAAAACTGTTCCGCTTGCGCCGCCATCGCGCAGTTTTACGTAGCCGTCAGTTCCGTTGCCCCGGTAGGACAAAGACTTAAAACGAGCTCGGCCTAAGCCAGCAATGTTGCCGCTTGCCGTTACATGCTGCGATTTAACATCGGTCTGCATCATAATTAATCTCCTTTAAAGCAGGGGCCGAAGCCCCCGAGATCAATTAAGCTGCAACAGCGCCATTCAGTGCGACGATGGCCCAGCCAGCAGCGGTGTACACCAGAGTGGCGGACTCACCAACGCCAGTGAATGTGATGGTCGAGAAACCAATCTTTGTGGTGGGCGTCAGAACAGCGGAGCCGCCATCCACAACGTGAGTGATGACTTTCAACTCACCCACGGTGCCGTTGGCCAAGGTCAAGGCTTGTGCAGAGCCTGTGGTGGTCAAAGCGGTGAATGCGTTAGTAACGCTCACTGCGCCAGCGCCAGACAGGGACTGAGTGCCCAGAACAACGTCAGTACCAAACGAAGAGTTGACGGTAACTGCACCGGTTGTGGCGCTGATAGAGATGGATTGGAAGCCGTTCTCGGAACGAACTGGACCGTTGAATGTGGTGTTTGCCATGATGATTCCTCACATGCGAGTTGAGGTGCATCTGTCTGCATGTCGTCGGCCCGGAGCCGTCAGATACACCGGATAGTCCGGGGTTGGGGCAATATATCACGCAGGTTCTTGGGGGTCAACGAGCTTATTGGACTTTTTCAGGTTTTGTTCTTGCGTGATGACCCGCAGATTCCATGGCACATGCAGGCCGCAGACCTCTTCGCCACGCAGCGGCACGATGTGGTCAACCACGTACTGCTCCCCCGTTGTTTGCGTCATGGTGATAGCGATCTGGTAAAGCTGGCGGATTTCGGACTTCTGCTTGCGCGTAAGCCACGGCGGTGTTGCGTCTCTGTGTTTGCGGCGGCGTACTTTGTTGTCCGCCAGCACCTGCGTTTTATTCGCTGCCTTCCATGCGTTGCGGTACTCGCGCAATACCGCTGCGGGGCGCGTAGCTGCGGTCTGAATCACCTGTTCGCGGTTTTCTAAGTACCAGTCGTGCTTCTTGTCCCGCACCTCTTCTTTGCGGTTGTACTCCTTAAAGTATTCCGCTCTGGTTTCTGCAGCCTGCTGCCACTCGACCTTCAGGCACTCTACGCAGGCCCCTTTGGTTTTGCGCGGCGCAATGTGCCCGTGCTTGCAGGGGTCTCCAGTGAAGTAATACTTGGCTCCGGTCGCCTTGGCTTCAGCTCGGGTCTTGGGTAAATTTGTGATGTCCATATCAGCTCCTGTGACTTAGTAACAGGTAATGTACATGGTCTACCCAAAAAAGCAAGCGGGCAATAAAAAAGGCCCCGAAGGGCCTTTTTTAGATACTTGGGTATCAAGCTCCGGGGGAGCCGTAGACGCCGAGTGGGTCCGAAACGCCGAAGCTGTAACGCTCGCGGGCTTTGTAACGAACGTTTCCGGTGTCAAAATCACCGTCCATGGAGTTCGCCAGAGGCGAACGCACGAAGTGCTTCAGACCGTTGGGCACATCAGTCAACAGGAACCAAGCGTTGGTGTCAGTCAAGAAGTTGTTGACTGTGTAACCACCGGGGATGGAACCGTTGTTCTTGATGGCGTTGATGTCGTTGTCGGCAGTGCCAACGCGGAGTTCAGTTTCCAACAAGCGGGTTGCAACGAATTGCAGTGCTGGAGGAACCACCAACTTCTTGGGCTTGGCTGCGATCAGCAAACCGCGTTCGTCTGTCCAAGCTGCGATCTGAATGACGGCGTTTTCCAACGAAGTCTCGTTCAAGTCGGCTGCTGTGGCAGGACGGTTGCTGTTGACGCCACCGGAGATCAGGGGGTGAGCTGTCGAGAACAAGGACACGCCGTCGCCGTAAGTGACGCTGGCGTTGAAACCGCTGTTCAGGATGGCTGCTGCCTTAACCTGCTTGGTGTAAGCCATACCACGGGCCAAAGCCTTGGTGTAGCGGCTGGAGAGGCTGTCGTACAAGTTATCTTCCACGGCCTCTTCGGTGATGGAGAAGCCCATCGCGATGGTTTCGTGGGTGTAACGTGCAGTCCAAGCTTCCTGCGCATTGTCATAAGCAATGGCGGCGCCTTCGTTCTTCACCGGAGCGGCGGAGAAGCCAGACAGCTTGGTTTCCTCTTCAAAGCTACGCTCCGAAGTTTCGGTCTCGTAGATTTCCTTGTGCTGCTCGCCGTACTTAGCGTACTCCAGACCGAACAAAGCGTTCAAGCCGGGGAGCAGTTCTTTCAGCAGTTGTGCGCGTGAAATAGCCATGATTTACTCCTTAGACACCAGTGGTGTTGTTGTACTGGTGTGTGTTGATTTTCACCAACAGCTCGGTGTAAGTGTCGGCAGCAGTAGCTGTCTCCGGCACAACGTCGATCACACGCAACGGGATGGTGGCAGTGGTGCCAGCGCCGGTCAGGGTCGCGCCAAAAGCCGAGTTGCCGGTGGTAGTGCTGCCAGCGTTCAACACGAGGGCGACGTTCGAACCAACGACGGTACGGCCAGCGGTGCCCATGGTGGTGCCCGAAGTCACAACAGCGACTTTGAACAGAGCCATTGGATCATCCACAACGTAGGCGTAGGCCAAGTTGCTGGCGGTAGAGGCCAGAGCGGGGATGTACTGACCTTGAACGGTTTGGCCGCTCGAATTCACGTACTGACCACCCAAGCACACGCCGACAATGTTGCCAGAGTCAGTTGTGGTGGATTTAACGAGATAGCCATCGCTGTTGATCAGGACGGTATCGCCATCGAAAATGGCGGTGCCGAAGCCAGCAGCTACGGGAATCTGACGGATTGCACCTGCGTACGGCATGCCATCAATACGATTGATAGGCTGCAGGCCGTAGGGTGCCGAAACGGTGGGGTAAGCCATGTTTGGACTCCAAAAAATTAAGTACCTTTACCGAAAGTCACCTTCGTGCTCCGCTCTTTGAAAAGCGGCATACGGGGGTCACTTTCACGCATGTAGCTGTTGTCCACTGACTGCATCTGCGACTCAGCCTGTTGGCCGAAATGCGCAGCGCGCTGTTCAATGAACTCAGCAGGTGTTTTGCAAAGAAGCAGGCCACCAACACAGATCGAGTCTGGGAATCGACCATTGGTCTCCCCGAACAACTGAATCTCTGGGTGATCAGACGCCTTCACGGGTTCCCATCCCTCGCGGAGTTTCGACGAAATGTTACGCGGATCATCTGCGTTCATGGTGCTCACACGAATCCAGCGATAAGCGTACCCGGCCTCCGGATGGGGGTCAGGTAGAAGCTGGGCAGGAGCCCATTTGGTAGGGCGCGCTGCGGTAGCTCGTGTTTCGAGTTCACGCTTGGTACGAGTTTGTTCCGTCATGTTCATTTCCTCATTTCTTCCGCAACCTTACGAGCATAGAGTTCCAGTGGAACGCCGAGCCGCTTGGCGATTTCGACCTGCGATTTGGTAAGTACGACCTTTCGGGGCGCAGTACTCCGCGTTGCCGGTGCGACAACATTTGATTTTCGCGACGGAGTTTGCGCATCCGCCGGGCTTCCAGACTCAAACTGATCTGGGAACCGCTCCCTGATGTCACTGTTGATACGTCGATAGTATTCTTCAGTGCCAGCCGGGATACCCTCGTTCACCAAGTCTTCATGCAGGCCAAGAGCGTAAGCCGTCATGCGCTTGTTTTCGCCAAACCACCGGTTCTCGTCTTTCCACGAGGCCAGTTTCGGGTCAACAGGCTGTTCTTGGGGAACTTGTTGTCGTGGTTGTACAACATTTTCTTCTTCCTGTAAAGCAGGTGGTCGGAAACTGTTGATTTTGTCTGCCTTGAGTTTGACCGCAGTCATCTCTTCTTGGGCCAAAACCAGCGCATCAGAGTCGCCAGACTCATACGCCGTCTTGTACTTGCGGCGCGCCTCTTCCATGTCGTTGGCGACATTGCGCTTGGCCTGCTCAAGCAGTGCATTTTGGTTGGTGCTCAAGGAGCCCTTGAGTTTCTTGTTCTCTTCCACGATGGCTTGGGCGATGCGGATGGCTTCATCCTTCTCGCGCAGCGCGGCCTCTTTGGCCCGGCGCTCTTCGTGGTAGCCCTTGGTGAAGTGCTTGATGCGCTTTTGGACGCCCTCGTCGTACTTGGCCAGCTCGTCATCGGTCACGTCCTTGGGGGGCGCTTCCATGGGCTTGCGGTTACGGTCCTCTTCAGGGGTGTCGTCAACAACCTCAACTTCCGGCTCGGGCTCTACAACAGCTCCGCCTTTGCGTGGGTTCTGTTCCACCTCATCGGGAAACTCAAATTCGGTTTTTTCAAAATCAGCCATGGTGTCTCCTTAAACGCGCTGGATGCCGCGCGGGTCTTGCACCACCGCCTCGACAGAATCGTCGTTGATGATGCGACACTCGGTGCCGTGGATTTTCATCCGCGTGCCGGTGTTCGGCCGAACGATCACAAAGTCACCCACCTTGCAGCTTGGGCCGCTTGGGAAGCGCTTTTCATCCTTGAACGCATCGGGGCCCATCTTGGCCACGAACAGCACGGGCGACAGCAGCTCTTCGAACTGCATCGTCTGGCCAGCTTTCAGCAAGCCGCCTTCGTACTCTTCTTGTGCCTCGGGGAGCATGCACAGCAAATGGAAAGTTGCTGGGTCCGGCACTTGTCTGGCTTTGTCCTCAACGGGTTTGTTGAGTAGGCCAGACAGGTCTACTGCTTGAACATCAAAGTTAGTCGTCATTGTCGTCTTTCAGTTTACGCACGAGGTCGCCAATTTCACGCTGTGCGGTCTGGAGACCTCGGATGACCCCGCACAACTCTCGGTATTGGGCGTAGTCTTGCGGCTGCCCAGATACCAAAGCCTCTGAATGACTCTTGACCTGCTCCTCAACTTTGCGGTTGAGGAGCTCCAAAATTTGGTTGTCCATTTTTCCTCTTAGTTCTCCGGCGGTTTAGCAGCCGGTTTGCTTGCAAGTTCCATCAGCTTGGTCCGCATTTTCATGGACGCTTCCTGTTGCTTTTGGGCCATTTTTTGGTCGAATTCCTGCTGGCGCTGCGCCATTTCCTGCTCGTGCACTTGGCGTTCCATGGCCATTTCCTGCTGCATCTTGGCGGCGGCAAGCTCTGGGTTCTCGCCTTGACGGCTGGCCAGCTCTTGGGCTTTGAGCTGAAGCTCCTGTCCCTTGAGCGCCAGATCGCCCTGCACCTTCTGGGCCTTGGTCTGGGCGTCCTGCATCTTGATCTGCAGCTCTTGCTGCTGCATCTGCACGATCGGGTCCTGCGCCTGCTGCTGGGCTTGCTTCTGCGCGGCCTCACCTTGGTGAATCTGCGTGAGCTGCTGGGCAGCCTGAGCGACCAGCTTGGCCAACTGAACCTCGACCTGCTCTGGCAGCTCTGCATTGGGCGCTGGCAGTGTGGCGCCAAGGCGCTCTTCGATCTGGTTGCGGTACTGGAACGCGACGTGCTCGGCAACGTGCGCCATGATGGACGCTTGCATCTGCTGCGCCATGGGGTTCTGACCCATCTGGCCCATGACCATCGGGTCCTGCAGCATGGACATGTGCACCGCGATGTGGGCGTCGTGGTCTTGGTAGATGAACGCCTTGGTGGGCTTGCCAGTCAGGAACGCCATGTTCTCGCTTACGGGGTCGCGCGGCTTCATATCGTCGTCGATCGGCACCAGTTTGTCGGCGTTCTTGATGCCCAGCACCTCAAGCATCTGGCGGTGCAACTGGGGCAGGTCGTAAATCTGCGGCGCGCCTTGGGCCAACTGGATGGCAGCTTGGTACTGCATGATCCGCTGGGCCATGGTCGAGCTGTTGGGGTCCGACACGGGGATGACTTCCACCATGTCGTAGTCTTCGCGCTTGGCCTTGGGGTCCCCACCGTCCGGCACGTACTCGTAGTCGCCCGGAGTGTTGTCGCGGATGATGGCCTTGAGGAGCTTGAACTCCTCCTTCATGGCGTAGTGCACACGGGCCTGCACGGCCGACATCGTTTTGAGCTGGCGCTCAAGGATGGCCAGTGTCGTGCCCACGGGCGCGTTGGCGCTCATGTCGCTGACCTTCATGTCGGCCACGGAGCCGAGGCGGCGGGCCTCATCCGTGATCTGGCCGAGCAGCGCCATCAGAACTTGGCTTGGCTCCTTGTACGGCAGGGGCATGATGTTGTCACGCACGTTGCCGCTGGCCACGTCCACGTCGCGGAACTCGCCGGGGGCGATCGGAGTGTCGTCGCCCTTGATCCGCAGACCACGGGACTTCAAGCCACCGGGCAAGTTGCTCAGCGTGCCAGCGTCAACCAACTGGCGAATGATGGAGGTGCCCGCGCGCGCGTAGCCACCGATGATGTGGATCAGGCCAAGGCCATACACCCCGAAGCCGGGCACGTAGGTGTACTGCACGAAGTGCTGGCGCTTGAGTTTGAGCGGGTCGTCCTCGTTCCAGTTACGGCGGATGGCCAGCACTTTGGTCGTGCTGCGGTCGATCGTGATGACGTATGGCAGTGCGATGCCGTCCTCGTCCTCGTAGCCGGGCAGGTCGTAGTCGACGCACATCTCCAGCAACTGGTAACGGTTGTCATCACTAAGGGTAAACCCTTGGTCTTCTGCTTTGCGCTTCTCGATGTCCGAGTGGAACGTGAGCGGCTCGCCCAAGTCGACGTCGCGGTAAAAGCCCGCGACCTGCAGCTTCTTGACGTCGTTTTTGGTCTTGCGCATGACGTGGGTCACACGCTCTGCGGTGCGCGCGCTGGACGCGCCGTACGGAATGATGATGTCTTCGGCCGGGATAAACACTGCGGCCTGACGTCCCAAGCTGGGGTCGAAGTACACCTTCTTGAACGCGGCACCAGCCAAGCCCAAGTTGTACAGCATGCGCTCGTGCTCAGGGCGGTACTCCGGCATTTCTTCCGTGAGCTTGTAGTTCATGTCGGTGCGCACGCGCTCGGCAGCTTCTTCCTTGAGCTTGTCTATTGCCCCGATGATTTCCGTTTTGACGGGCCCTTGTGCTGGGAACGTCTCGATGATCGTCTCGGACTGGAACCGGATCGCCGCTTCTGTCAGCACGGTGGAGTACACGCCGCAGGCGCCAGTCCAAGGCTCGGTGCGCTCTTCGTACTTCATGCCCAGCACTTCGAGGCCCTTGACGTACATGTCCGCCCACTCTTTGCGGGACGTCACATCGGATTCGTACTCCTCCAGCAGGTCACTGGCCAGCGTGCCCAGCTCACCCTCGTCCATAAACTCGGCCAAGTTGGCATCGAACGCCTCGGCCGTGGCCTCCTCCGGCATCAGGTCGATGGTCAGCCCATCCACGCCAATTTTTACGCCTTCGGGGTCTTCAATCTCGATTTCTACGGCCGGGGTGTCGTCCGGTGTAAGGCCTGAGAGCGCCTCCAAACCCATTGGGGCCGGAGCGAGTGAAGAGGTCATGCTGTTCGATGCCATGGTGAATCCTAATAATACGCGGCCCGGCGGGCCCGCTGGAAGCCTTCATTATCCTCGTGGTCGGTGCTCAGGCGCAACAGGCCACCTTTTCGCACCCGCATCAGGGCCAACGTCATCGTGTCCACCTCGTCGTCGTGCTCACCGGCCGGGAACGCCAAAATCTCCTCGACAGCCTTGGCAGCCCACGCGGTCTCGGGAAACCAGACGTGGCCAGAGGCGAACATGTCCGCCACCGCGTTCAGACGCGCAATCTTGTCTTGGCCCTTGCCCGGGCTGAAGTCCTGCACGAATATGCCCGAGCGACGCATCTCGTCGATCAGCGGCTGACCGCTGGCCTTGGCTTCCACCACCACGGAGTCCGGCTGCCAGTCCGCATACTGCTCGTGGGCCATGGCCTTGAGCTCGGGGAACTCGTACTTCCCCTTGACGGAGTTGAGCAAGATGACGTTCTGGGTGTTGTCTTCCTCGTTGAACCACACACCCCACGTATGGCACACCGAATAGTCCGAGCGCTCCTTGGTGGTGAGCGCCGTGTCGAACGCCTGCACGAGAAAATCGCACTGGGGCGGCTCCTCATGGGTCCACCACTTGATCCAGTCGCGCTTGATGATCGCAGCTTCGGCAGCGGTGGGGTTCTGCTGGTACTGGGCATACCACTGCCACATGATGTGGTGCATCGACGCCCGGGTCTGCTGCAGGCTCTCCAGCGTCCACTGCTCGGGCCAGATCGATTTCTCGTTTTCGGTGCCTTCGTGCAGGATGGCCGGGAACTCAAACGCCTCGTAGTTGTCGCCGCCCTCGTTCATGGCCGAGTCTTTGAGCAGTCGCCCGATCAGGTCCCGCTGGTGCCAGCGCGTGTGGAGCACGCAGATTTTCCCGTCCGGCATCAGACGTGTCCGCAGACCGGCACTGAACCACTCGTACGCGTTATCCAGCGAGTTGGTATTTCCCGCCTTGATGTCCTGCTCAGACAGCGGATCGTCGGCAATGATCAGGTGCGCGCCCCGTCCGGCCAGCGCGCCGCCCACACCGATCGCAAAATACTCGCCCCCTTCGGTGGTGTTCCACTGGGCAGCGGCCTTGGCGTCCGACGCGATCTTGGTTTTGGGGAAAATGCGCGCGTACTCCGGCGACTGGATCAGGTTACGCACCTTGCGCGCCATGACGATCGCCAAATCTGCAGTGTGCGAGGCCACGATCACCTTGTGGTCCGGGTGGCGGCCGAGATACCACGCCGGGTAGTAGATCGAGATCATCTGGGACTTGCCCATACGCGGCGCCATGGACACGGCAATGCGGTTTTTGATGTTCTGCTCGACGTCCATGAGGAGGTGGCCCAGCCGTTTGAGGTGGGTGCCGAACTTATAGGACCGGTCGATGGCTGCAATGAACGCCAAGAAGTCGTCTTGGGCTGCAGCTACGGTTTTGCGCTCTTCCAACTCGTCGAACATGGCCAAAAGCTCGGCAGCTTCCTCCCGAGGCATGTTTTTCACCAGTTTTTCGATGATTTGGGGCGTCAATTCCATGGTTTACTTGGCATCCACGTCGTCAACGGAGATTTCTGGCATGTGGGAGGGTGCGTTCGGCACAACTTCCCCCTCAATGACCCGCGTCAAGCGCTCGCGCAGCATCTGTTCGAGCTCCTCGGTGGGCCGGTGGCGCATGGTGATCTCGGTTTTGTCCGTGAACAGGCCCACGTCTGAGATTTTGCCCAGCAGCTCCAGCGATTTCATGCGAATTCGGGGGTCCGGGTTGGCCGTTTCGGCAATCAACTTGTTGGTGACGTAGGTTCTGATCTGGGATGCAGACTTAACCACCACCTTGTCGTACTCGTTGAGCAAGGACTGCAGGTATACAACCGTTTGGGGGGAGGATAAGTCTTCGTCAGAGGCCAACTTGTTGCCTGCAAAGATGTCGCGGGCGTTGTCTTTGTCGAATTCCGAGATTTCGGATGGGTCTGGCAGGCTGTCGGTGTCTACGATCGCAGCCATGGCTGCAGCCACTCGGGTCTCCAGTGACTCAAAAGTCGGCGCGTAGTCCGCAATCGGGATGTCGTAGTCGATGTTGGTTTGATACATGGGAGGGAATCGCACTCCGGGTTGTTGGGCGGATTGTATTGCAAAATTTTTCAAGTGGGTTTTATTTTTGCATGGGGGGTGTTTCCTGTGTGGGGATTTACTTATATATGCGTTGGATTTTTAGAGGTGGTGGAGGATACGACACTCAGCGTAAAGGCACGCGAGGAGTCCCAGTTCACAGCGCGGGGGGCCGGGGTACGGTGGGGTCGCGGCGTCCAGACTTTTAAGGTTAAACCATAGGTAAAGGGGTTGACAATTACCTTTAGTTGGGTTACATTTGAGTCTCCTAAGCAATCCCGCTTAGGTGTTTAAAGAAAGTGTTTTATGACTAAGTCATTCGCCCCCGTTGTTTCTCCCTCTGTTGTTTCTGGTGCGCTCAAAGCGTTCAAAGATTCGCACGGCAAATTAAACAAGGTCATGGCATCCATTGCCAGTGACCGTTCTAAAGCGGTCAACCAAGTGTTGGACGCTATGGTTATTGCGTGCGACAAGCCAAAAGCCGAATTCCTCAAAGGCAATGCGGCAACAAATGCCGCACGTTTTCAAGTCAAAAGCATGTTTGACGCTATTGTTGAGGCGGGTCACTTGGAATCATCAACTGGTAAGTCGTACCAGACTTGTTTCTGGATTGCCTTTGAACAAGGTTGCGAATGGTCACCAGACTTGGCAAACAAGAAAAGCGCCGATAAACAATCTGGTGAAGCAAAGCAAAGCGCCAAATCATCGGGCGCCGTGCAAAGCACTTCACGTAAAGACCTTGACAAGACCCTGAGCAAAGCACTGGCGCAAGCCCGCTTGCTTGGCTTGCTGGATTTTGCGGCCGATGTCCTTGACCTGTGCCAAGACCGCTTGGATGGTTTTGAAGAAACGATTCTCGACAAGTGATAACCAAGGGCTTCGGCCCTTGCCACACGCCCCGCACCAGCGGGGCTTTTTTTTTTCGCCCCGAGTTCCCCACGTACGTGGGAAAACGTCAT